TACTGCATGTCAAATACTTCATTGTAAGGTGTGTTTCTAATAACATTATGCTTTTCAAAATCTTTGCCCCCTAAATTAAACAAAGTATTCTTAATTCCGAATTGATCCAGTTTGTTTATTCCGGCTTGCAATAATTTAACATCGGGATCACTTCGAAGGTATTGAGACTCTAACTCTCTAATCGTTTTCATTTCGTCAATTATCCAAAGAATAAAAGACATCGCTTTGTTAACCTCAATATTCTGAACGTCTGCATAAAACGGGTGCAATCCTCTATCTTTTAGCAGCAAAAAAAACAATTGTTCAAAATCATTCTTTGTAAATAACTCCGGTAACTGTTCTTTTAATAAACCCCACTTTGTATAAATAAGGCTTTCAAAATCAAAATTAAGGATTTTAGACGACCTTTTGCCATTTTTTATAAGAAAGTTGAAATCTTCCTGATTAATAGTTTGTAATTGTTGGTTTAGCATAGTGTTTAATTTATAACCCCACCGCCACGACGTTTGATTTTAGGTTGTAACTCGAAATACATTCTCATACTAAAAGCATCTAATCTATCAGGTGAATGCCCTATCAATTCTTTTATTTTTGCTTTAGGCAATAATTGAATTTTATTATCTTTATCCAGCTCGTAAGATTGCAAACATTCGAACTCTGCAATTATATCTTCTTTAATCATTTCGCAATCAAAGTAAATCAATCCTTTGTTTACCATGTCTGCCAATTCATACCCGCATTCAGATTTAAGGTTTTTATAGTTCTTCCCTTTTATTGGTGAAGCTCCATTATTGAATGGTTTTGCTTCTGATAAATAACCACGCAAGAAAGAACCTAAACCATCAGCATCATAGACTATACTTGACTGCATTACTTTAAAAGTTTCTGCTTTGTCACGTAAAAGCTTCTCAACTTCTTTTGCGTCACATTTATCAATTTCTGTATAGTCTATAACTCTGAATCCTTCCCATACAATGATAACGAATTTATCAGAACCGTGAAGCGCAATATCAGCAGTAATGTATCTTTTTCCTTTTTCAACAAATGAATTAGTCCACATTGAATTAATGGCATCATAAGAACATAATTGATCGTCGCTTTCTTGTTCTTCAGCTAAATATAATTGTTTGAATATTTTTGATGGTAAATCTTTTTGAGCTTGTAATATTTCCGATTCATCTAAAATTCCTTCTCTTACCGCATCCCAAGCTGTTATTTTAAAATAAGCATACTCTTTGTCATTTTTGGATTTTTCTTTTAACTGATGCATCCAATTTGCCACGCCTCCAAAGTTACCAATCAATTTCATTTTTCCGCCTGTTGCTGTTAATGTAGAACGTAGTGCATAAAATGCGGTTACTCTTGCTCTAGGTGCTTCATCGAATACGCAGCTATAAACATCTTCTCCAAATAAGTTATCAGGTTTTTCAGCTGACTTAAAATGTATGTGTGTGCCTATTGGGGTTGTTATTATTAGATTGCTTTCGTTTATTTTATAAAGTCCTGTTTTAGAAACTTTGGCTTTCATTCTGTTGAATGCTATTTTAGCCTGTGCATAAACCGGAGCTACCCACCAATGATTATAATTTAACTTATTCCAGTCTGCGTGAGCTTGTTCGTAAATCCACCAAATATGAGAAAACGTCTTACCAACTTTGGTAGACGCTTCCGTTATTGTAAACCTGCTATCGTTATAAAGAAAATTCTTTTGATAGCTTGTTAAATTTGGTTTTTTTATTACGATGTTCATTAATCTTCAAAACTAATAATTACTTTAGTTTCTCCAGTAAGTTCTTGTTGTATTTTGTCTCCGTATTTTTTTGGATTCAATTTAGATACTAACCATTTTCTAGCATCATATCTTAAACGGCTTCTTTGCATCCATTCTCCATTAGGAATTTCGCCTTTATCAGTAGTTATAGTGTCGTGACTTGTTTCGTCTACAATGTCAAACATTTCATCTAGCAATGCTTCTGCTCTTAACTCAGTTACGCGCGCGTATTGTTTTACTTTATCTTCGTCATTATCGATCCATTCATAAAAAGTTTTTGAAGATAATGGGATCTGCAATAATGCAAAACGCAAAGATTTTCCATTCTCAATAGTATCGAAAATAGTACTCAATATCGTTTCTCTTTCTTCTAAACTATAAGCCATTACCTAATTTCAATTAATTCACAAACATTTGCATCAATAAGTTCTTTGCATCTTTTCAAAGAAACATTTAACTCATCACCTTTAAAAATACGTTTTTCTAATTGGATGTCATCGTATTTTAAAATACACTTCACTAAAGCAGTTTTTTCCATTGTTCAAATCCTGATTTATGTTCGTGGGTAAATTCTTTTTTTACTAACAGTTCCGGTGTGAAATCGGTTAAATCTTTTTTAATAATGTATCCGTTTGTTTCGTTTATCATTTCGCTAGCAGAAGAATAGTTTGTTGTCACTACCGTAGTGCCTAAAATTAACGCTTCCAATAACACAAATCCGAATGCTTCATAGTCTGACAACTGCAATAAAAAATCAGCGTTTTTAATATACGGAAACGGATTTTCTAACTTTCCGTGAAATACCCAATTATCAGGAGCTTGTTTTTTTATCGACTCTTCATACTTTTTATCATAACCTGATCCAACAATATGCCAAATATAATCAATATCTTTTAATTGTTCATCTACCTTTAACATTCTTTCAAATCCTTTCTCTCTTGAAATTCTTGAAACAGTCACTAGTGTTAACCTTTTTTGTTCCGGAATATGTTCGTTTGCCAGGTTATGAATGTCTGAATTTATTTCATTGTAAATCAATATTGACTTTTGGTTTGTCAGTTGAGCGTCTAATTGTTCTTTACAAACTTGACCAACTGCAATGTAATTGTCAATTTTTTCTTTTGGTAATTTAACTTTCATATCAGTCAAACAACCGTGAAGCCATCGCAATTCTTTCTTAGCTCTGATTCTGTCTTTTTTGCAATATATTGAACAATACACAACGGTATCAACTTCTAATTCTTTGTAATTAAGATTTACTATTGAAGCGTACTGGCTTAGCTTTATCAACATTTCAATACTTGAATCTTTCGCCGAATAAGCTATTGTAATATCGTAATCATTATTAAGTCGTTCTATAAGATTTAGAACCGCAACTTCCACACCTCCAATCTCGTTAAAATGGTGGTAATAAAAACAAATACTTTTTTTCATATAAACAAATCTACAAAATTTTTTCATAACAAAAAAATCCGCCAAATATTGATGGCGGATTGGTGCCTTAATGTTTAATATTATTTTCTTCCAATAACTTATCTTGTATTTCAAGTAGTTCCTTTTTCTTTGCTAGTATCCCGTTTGCGTTGTCTAACTTACTGCTTAATTTTTGATTTGACTTGGTTGATATCTTAATTTCGTCTTGTAACTGAATGTTACGTGCTATCAAATCGCTATTCTCCAATTGCAAATCCTTGTTTCTATCAGATTGCAACGAGTACAAATGACAAGTAACAAGCCAACCAATAAAAAAAAGTGCTCCGATTACTAAAATGAATATTGTTTCGTATTTTGTCATAAGCTATGTATTGCATTGGTTACTTCTAATTGTTGTTTGTCTAATTCGTGCTGTCTTTGTTCGAGCTTTAGCAATGCTTTTGGCTTTATCATACTCACTATAACAGCGATTTCTTCATAAGTGAATTTAGTAATAAAAATGTCATCCACTATTGATAATGCCTTTTCTTCTATTAGCTCGGCTCGGCTTTTTGTTTTGAATATGTTTCTCATATTTTTTTAATGTTTTTAGATTTGTCTATATGTCTCCTTAATGTTGTTGATTTTTTATTATACAATATCATTAATTCTTTAAATGAATAAAATATAAATGTATCTAAATTAATATATACATTAGCTTGTTTTTCGGTTCTTTTTTCAATTGATTCTTTAGACAATGGTACGCCTTTGTTATGCGCTGTTTTTCCCTTTCTATTCTGACTCATTTTTAATCTCGTCTCTATTGAGAATATTCTTTTTTCAAAGTCTGTATTAACTAACTGACAGTTTAATCCTTTTTTTTGACAGGTTGAGTTATATATTTCTTGATAAAACCTTTCTTTATTATTTAATTCAGACTTATCGCACTCGCATATTATTTCAAATACATGCTTATCTGCCCCATATTTTATAAGTGAATTATACAGCTTTGTTTGAGCTTTGCACTTATATTTTTTATAATGATTAAATCTACCTTTTACATTTAAACTTTGACCAATATAAATTCTTTTTGTTGGACTTGTAATTTTATAAATACCTGTCATAAATTAAAAATACCATCAAAAGAGAGTAAGGCTTCTCAAATGATGGTATAGTATAATGTTTTTAATTGACCGCCTTACTTGTCAATTACAAAGATACTATAAAATAACTTTAATATTATATTTTTCTTCAACTTGTTTAACCGTCATTGTATTTAAAATTTCAGCCCACTTGCCATTTTCGAAAACAACATTATTAGCACTTGTAGGACTAGCTCCGTGAAAAAGTTTATTTTCGATAATACTAAAATGAAAATTATCTTCTACATTATGAGTTTTTTTAGGAATCGACAAGCACTTGTAGTTTCCGTTTTCGTAACCTCTCCTAACAGCCTCATTCTTCAAAGCCTCAAAAACTTCTGACTCCGACATAGGAACTAATTTTTTAGACTTTTCTTTAGATACCATATCTTGTCCATCATTAAAAAAGTTACCGAAACAATCAAAACCATATCCATCAAATAACTGATCTCCTTTAGAATCTAAACTATTAAACACGCATTTAAATTTATTGCATTCGATTTTTGATTTATACCACTTCCCAACAATCAACTCAGTTTTAAAAGCATCTGGAAACCAACCACGAATTTTTAATTTATCTATACTATTGCCCCATTCAGCAACTTCTAAAATCTGTTCTTTACTGATTTCGTATTTCATATCGTTGTTTGTTTTAATTCCACAAGCTTCTAAAAATATTTGTTCGTTCCAAGTCTCGTGTACTACTCTGCCATTGTCTCTATAACTATTTACGCAAACATTACTGACTAAGTTACTACATCTATAATTACTAACTAAATACGGATATTTACCAAAATGACTTATATTGGATATGTTATAACCCGATTCTACTAACTTCGGCTTAATCTTATCAAACTGTTCTTGATTACAACGCATTGCAATCGGTGTGTATTCTTTTTTCATTTTATCCATTTTTAAGTTTCCAATTAATCCAAAAATCTCTTAAGCTATCGCCTATAAGTTCCCAATCCATATCCGTAATCTTAGACAA